GTGTCGTGGACGACCCGCTGCCGTCCTCGTTGGGGGTATTCTGGTCAGGGATCCCAGTTGGTGTGGCGCGCGCGCCCTGCGTCTCGCCGGGACTGGCGCGATAGGTCAGGCCCAAGTCTGCTGCGCGTTTCGCGTCCGAGGCATTCTCGCGATCGACCTCTTCGATGTCGTATCCCGTGGCCTCGACCACCTTGCGCCGCGAGGTGAGCCCCGCCTCCATTGCCAGCACCTGCGCTTGTATGTCCTTCAACGGATCCACCCAATCCCACCGGGGCGGGATCCATTGCACCGGCCGAGCCGTGACAGGATCTGCATCCAAGGCGCCCGAGAGCACGGCCGTTTCCAGCCAGCGCCGCCAGATCGGACGGCAGAGCTGGTGCGCCATGACCCCGTGCTGCAGCTGGCCAATGCGGCGGCGGAACTCGACCAGTTCGGCCCGAAGGCTGGAATAGTTCGCCTGTCGGACATCGCCGGTGACAAGGTGATAGGGCAGCCCAAGCGAGGCCGAGACCGCCAGCAGCGTGCGATACTGGAACGCCTCGTATCCACCGCCGACATCGGCGGGGCTCGAGAACTTCACATCCTCGCCCGGCAGCAGCACCTGCATGGTGCCGGGCTCCAAGCTTGCGATGGCTGCCCCGTCGAGATCGGCTGCCCCTTCACCCATCATCGGGTCTTCGGGTGCCGTCTTGGTGATGAAGCCCGCGAACATCGCCGCCGTCTTTTTGCGGTCGAGTTCAGCATCGTCATACTGGTCAAGCAGGAAGAGCCGCACCATGGCAGGCGCCACATGCGGCAGGCCCCGGATCTGGCCCGCATCGATCGGTCGGTAGATGTGCAAGACCTCTTCGGCCGGCACGCGAACCGTGTCGGGAACGGCAATGCGCTGATCCGTGCTATCGCCTGGATGGCGGCGGCGGAAGTGATAGGCCACTCGCCGCCCGATCAGGTCGAACTCGATCCCGCAGCGGATGCGGTTCCCATTCGGATCTGTCTCGGTCTTCTCGAAGGGCAGCATCTCCGACTGCAGAAGCTGCAACTGCAGCGGCACCAGCAGCCCGTCTTCCGCCCGTCTCGGCCGAAGGCGTACAAAGCACTCGCCTGCGACAAACATCTCGCGCGCGACCATCGCCTGAATGCCGTAGAAATCCGTCAGCCCATCGGCGTCGGCTTCATCGGTCCATGCCAGCCAGAGTTTCTGGACCTGGTCACGCAGCGCGGCATCCGTGATGAGCGAGGACGGCTTGATACCATCCCCAACAAGGTTAGCCGCAAAGGCCTCGCAGGCATTGGCGGCATAGCCGTTCGTCACCACCAACTCACGCGATCGCGCCAGCAGTCTGGGTCCGCCAGAAGCGACCAGGGCGTTGATGTTCTCGAGCGGTGGGTTCCAGCCCCGCAAGCGGCGCTTGGCCATCGCCCCCTCGAGCCGTGCCCGCATGGCTTCAGGGCCACCCGGCTTGGGGCGGCGGAACATGTCGAACAATGCCATTTTGGTCAGAGGCCCTTGGTCGCCATCACGCGCACGTGGCGCACCATGCGGCGGCCCTCGGCTGTGGCGATTTCGCGGTCCAGGGCCTCAATGGCCCGGTCGATCTCGGCGACGCTGCGATAGTCCACCGTCTTGCCATCGTAGCTGACGCGGGCCACCCCAGAGGAGCGTTGCGACATCAGCGCCTCCCGGCGGAGTTTCAGTGTCGCCAAATCCGCCATGCCCAAACTCATCCCATGTATGTTGACCGCGCAACGCGGCGCACCTGTGCCTTGCGTACAGATTGCGGGCCTGTGGCAGAGGCCGTGCTCCTGCCATCCGCGACCGCAAACTGCGCCGCGAGTTCTTCCCACCTCGCGTCTGACCAGCGGTCTGCGCCGAGGATCCAAGCGGCCGCGCGAGCATAAACCCTACAGTCGAGTGCCTCGTTGCGTTCCCGCAGCTTTTGCCATTCGAGCTTGGCAAACCCACGCTTGTTCTTGACCGTCACAAGCTGCTCGGCCGTGAGCTGCTTCAGCCATTCAGCGTCGACCCAGCCCGGCAGATGAAGAAAGCCGGGAGGGAACTTCTCCTCCTCCGCCGTGCTGGTTTCCGGCGGATCAAGCCGCAGGAAACGATAGGTCTCGGCCTTGAAGGTCGAGGTGGCGATGGTCCAAAGCCGGGCGCCGCGGCGCAGGCGTTTGCCGCCTATGGTGGCGTCGACATAGGTCGGCCCCGTCACAGGGCTCGCCCGGTTGAAGCCCTCAAGACCTTTGATCGGTGCGACCTGGCCAAAGCCAACCTGACGCGCCCAGGCGTAGACGGCGGCCGTTTCATAGCCCGTGTCGATCGCGAGCCGCGCGATGGTCATCGGCGCACCGCTGGCGTGAGCCCAAGTCCGGCCTAGGAGGTCGGTCAGTTTCTGCCAGCAGGCCTGATCGCCCGGGCCGCCCTCAACGACGATGTGGTCGATGAGCCAACTTTGCAGGCCCTTACCCCAGGCCCAGACATCGACCTCAATCCGGTCTTTCTGGACGTCGGCCCCAGCAGTCAGGAACAGCCCGCCCGCCGGCACCATGCCCGCGCGCCAATCTTCCTTCAGCCCCTGCAACCGCTGCCAGTCCGGCGCCTCACCGCTTTCCATCCAAGTCTCGCCGAGGGAGGTGTTGACGAAAGTCTTCATCGTCTCATCCCCACCGGCGCGCGCCGATAGAAACGCCTTGGCCATGGCCTCAAGCCGCACCCAGGGCGAATAGATCTCGTTCAGATGGAAGCCGGCTGTTCCGTTGAACGGCGCATCCGCGATCCAGCGGCCCTTCGAGATTGCGGCCCACCGGGTCTCATCCTTCCAAGGCGCATCGCAGTCGGCGCAGTGGTAGCGCGCTGTTTCTGGACGATGACCGCCAGCTTCATCCTTGTCCCATTTCACCTGTCCCCAGGTTAGCAGCTGTTCTGCCCCACACGCTGGGCACGGCACCCAAAACCGGCGCTGATCACTTTCCTCGAAGGCCGCCTCAATCCGGCTTGCACCTTTGTTCGTCGGTGTCGAGACCAGTACAATTTTGCGGTTCCAGAACGTCACCGTGCGCTTTTTCGCGAGGTTGACCGGATCGCCCTCAGCCCCCGCGCTGAACGGATAGCGGTCGACCTCGTCGCACAAGAGGAGCCGGATTGGTCGGCTCGCAAGCCCCGAAGGTGCGTTGGCTCCGACGATGGTCAGATGCCCGCCCGGGAACCGCTTGTGCAGGATCTTGTTGTTGCCGTCCCGCGATCGGGGGTCGGCAATCTTGCCCTGGAGGCAGGGCGTGTCCCGCGCCATCGGCGAGAAGCGGTCCTTTGACCAGGTTTCGGCATCCCGTTCGGTCGGCATAACCACCATGATCGGCGCCGGGTCGTGGTCGATGTGATAGCCGACCATGTTCAAGATCGACTCCGACTTGCCGATTTGACTGCTCGACATGATCACGACGGTTTCGGCCGCCGGATCCGAGATCGCATCCATAATCCCGCGCTGGTATTCGGCGCGGCTCGTGCGCCACTGGCCGGGCTCGGCGCTGGCCTCAGAGCTCAGCCGTCGGTTCTGATCCGCCCAATCACTGATCGTCAGGTCCGGCGGCGGCTTCAGAACTGCCAGTGCCTTCGCCACCGTCCGCTTCAGGATCGGCGACCCCTTCAAGGTCAATGTCGGCTTCGAGTTCAATGTCTGGCTGCGCGAGATCATCGAGCACCTCGCGGATAGCGGCGCGGATCAGGTTCCGGGTGTCTCCGACGGTTGATTGTTCAAAGGCCTGCGGGGCGAGCCGGTCCGGCAGGGCCAGCAGGCGGGTGCGCAACAGCGCCAGCACCGCAATCCAGGCCGCTTCGATCTGTTCGGCCGCGATCAGCGAGCGGCGCTTTTCTTCGGCCTCCATTTCAGCGAGGTCAGCCCGCGCCCGGATGAAGCGCGCGCGTTCAGCAGCATAGTCTGGCGCACCCGACTGCGCCTTCAGCGCCTGATCGCGCAGATAGCGAACATAGCCCCGCACGGAGCCGATGAGGTCGTATTGCCCCCGCTCAGCCTTCGGTATCACGCCCTCGCGGCTCAGTTGCTGGACCCGCCGTTCCGAGAGGTCGAGCAGCCGCGCGATCACGCCGATGGGTTGGGTTGCCGACGACATGAAGTGATCCTCGGCCCCCGATCAAAGCCATGTAATTGCTGCGATTATACTGGATGAACCTGCCCGGTAGAGCGAACCTGAGGACATCAAGCGACGCACCTACGGAGCCCACCATGACCATCGCCGAACGCTACAACGCAGCCGCCACCCGCCTGCTTCCACACATGGCTGCCGACTTGGCTGTTGATCCCACCATCACCGACGCAAACCACATCGACGAGATCGTCTTCCGCCGCAGCGAATTCCTCGGCGGCATGGCCGTCGCAATCCTCGCCATGATCGAACGTAAAGGCTGAGGTTCAACACATGACACGCCGCGCCACTGACAATTCCAAGGCCATCGACGCCTTCCTCGCCGCCAAGGCCGAGATCGACACCATGTTGGAGCGGCTCGCCGCCCTGAGCGCGGATCATTTCGAGACCCACCCAGACGAGATCAACTGGGGGCATGTCGGCACCCTGAACTACTACCGCGACCGCCTGCGCGAGATCGCCGACAGCACCTTCAAGGAAGGCGAATACGCGGACTGAGACGACACCTTCCCGGTCCCGCCCGCCGATTTGGCGGGCTCGACCTCGTAGAAGGCCCGCACTCCGCGCGCCCCGATACGGGAGACGACGATGACCAAACTTTCCGACACCCAAGCCTTGATCTTGAGCGCTGCTGCGCAACGGCCCAAGCACATCGCCCTGCCGCTGCCCGAGAGCCTGCGCGGCGGTGCGGCCGCAAAGGTGGTGGCAGCGATGATCGCCAAGGGACTGCTACAAGAGGTTGATGCCAACCTGCGCGGGGGTGAGCCCGTCTGGCGCGAGACCGGCGACGGCCACGGCGTCTCGCTGATCGCCACTGACGCAGGCCTCGCCGCCATCGGTATCGAGACCGAGGGCGCAAACACCGCGCCTGCGGGCGGGACGGACGCGCCGACCGAGGGGCCCGTGACGGACACCCCCACCGAGCCCGAGGTCGCGCCCAAAGCGCGTATGCCGCGCACGGGAACCAAGCAGGCTAAGCTGATCGAGATGCTCCGCGCCGAGGGCGGCGTGACCATTGAGGAGATCACCGCCGCCACGGGCTGGCAGTCGCACACAGTGCGCGGCGCGATGGCCGGGGCACTGAAGAAGAAACTCGGGCTTGAGGTGACCTCGGAGAAGGTCGATGGACGCGTTCGGGTTTACCGGATCATCTGAGAAACCGGCATTAGAACGGTCGGGTTACGTTAGCTTTACCCGGCCTTCCTTGATCCTATTGCGGGAGGACTGCGCCAAATTAATCTCGCCCTTGACGACATCAAGCTTCGCAACTCTGGAGTGATAGACACGAAATGCTTCAGCCAAAGCGCCATCGGTGACTTCTGGTGATACTTGCTCGTCCTGCCCTGAGGTTATCGGTACTTGGTCGAGGCTCATGCCGCGCCCTTCAAGAAAGGTTGTGACGATGACTTCGAATGTCATTGGCGGACGGTGATCCATATGCGCTTCGTCCCGCGCAATCCTTTCACCTGTAACGGCGCACGAGACTTTGCCATCGGCTGCGCGATGCTCGGAAAAGAACTTGTCACGGGCCGCATAGAGGTCGAGTCGAACGGCTCGACGAAAAGCTGCTGAAACTTCTTGCTTTCTGCTTGGCGGCCTTTGGGTGATGCAATGCCTATAGGAAAAGTCCGTTTCAGTGCCGTCTACACGGACGATCCTGAAGCAGTTTGTCCCATGCTCTGTTGTCATGACTTCGAAATGGTCGACGCCTACGCCCACCTTCTGCGGATATTCATCGTGCCGCTCAAGCAATGCTGACAGCTCGAGAGCATCATCATCAGACACCCGGTCACCGGCTTTATAGCGCCCCAACATTCCGCGAAAAAATTCCGTGGCCTTCGACTGGTTGTCGAAGCTGCGGGTCGCGATTTCAACGGGTTTTCCTCGTGCCATGATCAACCTCGATGCTTTTTCGCAACGAAGATAGGCGTTGCGGCAAGCTGACGTTAGCCCGAGTTATCGGGTGTCGGTGACTTTTTTGTACGTATCGCCTCGAACAGCCGCCGTAAGGCGAAGGACCGCGCTATGCTCACCACGGTGAACACGGCACCCATCTTCAAGTTCTGCGCCAGCGTCGTATGCAGCCCGAACAAAGGAAAGATCAGGATCTGCGTCACGACAGCCACGCCGTAGCCGACGATCACGTTGGTGATGGCCTCAACCAGAGACATGAGGCGAGACTGTTTCATGCGGCCTCGCGCTCAGATTTCAGAGCATCGAACGTCTGCTCGCCGCCGTCAAGAATGGCCTTCTTGCCTGTGAATTTCTGCCAGCGCTGGACGGCCACATCGACGTAAGCCGGGTTCAACTCGATGCCGTAACAGGCCCGTCCAGTCGTCTCGGCCGCGATCAGCGTCGTCCCTGATCCCATGAAGGGCTCATAGACCGCTTGGCCCGGGCTTGAATTGTTCAGGATTGGCCGGCGCATGCACTCGACCGGCTTCTGCGTGCCGTGGACGGTCTTTTCGTCCTGGTCCTTGTTGGCGATCTGCCAGAGCGTCGTTTGCTTGCGGTCCCCCGCCCAGTGCCCCTTGCCGGACTTGCGCACGGCATACCACGCGGGCTCGTGCTGCCAGTGATAATCCCCGCGGCTCAAGACCAGCCGCTCCTTGGCCCAGATGATCTGAGACCGGATGGTGAACCCAGCGACCTCGAGGCTTTCGGCCACGGTCGCTGCATGCAAAGCACCGTGCCAGACGTAAGCGACATCGCCCGGAAACAGCGTCCAGGCCTCGCGCCAATCAGCGCGGTCGTCATTCAGCACCTTGCCGGTGCGCTTCGTTTTGGCGGCGCCCGCCTGGTTGCGCCAGTTGGGATCGTATTCCACGCCATAGGGTGGATCGGTCACCATCAAGAGCGGTTTGACCGTGCCGAGCAGGCGCTCGACATCCGTCGCGACCGTGCTGTCGCCACAGAGCAGCCGGTGGTTGCCCAAGACCCAGAGATCGCCCGGTCGGCTGATCGGATCCTCGGGGGTTTCTGGAACATCGTCCTCACCGTCCTGAGGGCCGGTGCCTTCCTCGAGGCTCGACATCAGCGCGTTCAACTCGTCGTCGGTGAAGCCCGTGAGGCCAAGATCGAAATCTGCCTCGAGCAGGTCCGACAGTTCGAGGTTCAGCAGGTCCTTGTCCCACTCGGCATTCTCGCCGGAACGGTTGTCCATGATCCGGAAGGCGCGGGCCTGCGACGCGGTCAGCCCCTTGGCGACATGCACCGGAGCGGTCTTGAAGCCAAGCTTGCGCGCCGCTTCCAGCCGCGTGTGCCCGGCCAGCACAACCATCGCCTCGTCCACGACGATGGGCTGGCGCCACCCAAATTCCTGGATCGATGCCGCGACCGTCGCAATCGCCTGCTCGTTGCGGCGCGGGTTGCGCGCATAGGGAATGATCTGCTCAAGCGGCAGGTCGACGACGTCCATGAGAATGCCCTTGGAAGGTCCGCAAAGCGAAATGGGGTCAGTCCCCCGTTTCGGTTCAGGCGTGGTTTGTCAGGCCGTCAGGCCTTTGTTTTCTTGGGGTTCGTGTCAAACCGAAACGAAACGGGTTTTTTCAGGGGTGTCACTGGGAAACCCATGGGCCTCGCCCCCCCGAATACGGTTACAAACAGGAGGGACCCATTCAATTTCAATGGGTTACATGCATTTGGAAAATTGATCGCATGCAGTAGAGGGTTGTGCTTTACTTGCGATTATCGACATTTAGGACCTGCCACCATGCCGCGTTGGACACGTAAATCAGATGCTCTCTACGAACTGATCCCGGATGGCAGCAGCCGCTTTGTGCTTACTGTCGAACGGACAACTGCTGGCAAATGGCTGGCGTTTGTCAGCGGCTCTGAGGTCGATGAGGGCAGAGCGTTTGCGAACGAAGTTGCGGCACAAAAGGCTGCAATCGATTCATACGACAACTATTGGTCAGACTTCGAAGAACCATCCGACGGGTGGTAAGCGCTCAAACGAGAACGGGGAGAGACGTCTTCCCGACGCACTCTCCCCATCATGCCTTTCAGGTAGCATGGATTTGTTGCAGATGTCGAGAAGAAAAATGTTGCAAACCGTTGGACTCACTGGTGATTCAGTCGATCCGCGATCTTGGCCAACGACACCTGCCACCTCCGCCACGCAGTAGTACGATCCACCCCCAACTCGCTACTGATCTCTTTCCAGGGGCGGCGGGCGGCCCGCCACCAGATCAAGCGACGTTCGTCCTCGCCGATCCACAGTACCCAGTCGAAGGTCTGCTCCAGCCGGGTGATCGCAGCGGTCGACGGCCATACCCGCATCGGCTGCGGCTCCATCGCGAGGATCTCCTTTTCCGACCGCACGATCTGCGGCCAGGCGTTGAAGTAGCCCTGCACCCTGACCGGCGGCAGCTTGCGCAGGGTGCGGAACGCCTCCTCAAAATGATCGGCGACGTCGTTGGCGGTCCAGATGCGATCAACCATTACGTACCTCCCTCACTGCGGGAAGCTTGCCATAGAGCTTGTCCCCCAATTGGCGGACGAGTTCACGCTCGGGCCAGGTCAGTCGCGGGTCATCAAGGGACACGGCGAGCATGCGCTGCTCGTGCCAGCCCTCGCGCTTGACCTGTTCCGGATCCCGGCGCTGGCCGCCGTAGCCTTTGGGGTAAAGCCTCATGCTGCAACTCCCCGGCTCTCCAGAGCCCAGTGCAGAATGGCGATGGCGTCGGCTTCGTTGTCGTCCGCCGGGCTGTAACCGCGCGCACGGGCGGCCGCGATCATGGCTTGCTTGGGCGCGTTTCCGTGGCCCGTGGCATGGCGCTTGATCGTGCCGACCGGCACGCCTTCGTATGGAATGCCGCGCAACTCACCCCACGCGGTGAGCGAGGCCATCAGCCCGCCATAAACATGGGCTGCGTCTGTTCCGGCATGGCGGCGGACCTCTTCGAACCAGATCGCGGCAATGGGTCCGGACAGCCGGTCCAGTTCCGTCAGCCAGTTGGTGAAGCGCAGATAGCGCATGCCGCCACCATCATAGCGACCGGGTTTAAAGCTGGCAGTGCCGGTGGTGATCAGACCGTCATGGCCGCGTAGAGCCCAGCCAGTCGTGGTGCCCAGATCCAGGGCAAGGATTGTCGATTGGGTCAATGAGACCTCCTCTTCGCTTTGGCGAGCGTGGCGGGAGGGCTGGCCGGTGAAGGCTGCGGTCTCGCCAGGCCCCGAAGGGTGGTCTGGTCATGTCAGGCGCGGGGCGAGCGGGCCGCCCGGCAGATCCTTCAATACCTTCAAAGGGGTCTCTTGAAAGATTTCCGCCCCTAAGTGGTTGTCTTGTATATATAATATATAATCTTTCAATTATTCAATATTTCAATAGGTACCTCTCTCCTAATATTTAACCGCGCGCGTACGCGTATAGGGATAAGGGGTCCTCTTGAAAGATTGAAAGATTTGAAGGATCCCGTTTTACCCTTTCATTGCAGGGGTTTGCCCCCCTTAATGCTTCAAGTGCCGCTTCAGCGGGATTGAAGGATCTCCGGTCACCTATCCCACCGCGCCATCCTGTAGACCATGGCCTGCTTGGTCGACGACCCTCGCATGCCGGTGGTGATGTCCCCGCTCTCGATCAGGGTCAGCAGGATTTCGTCCCGATCCCGGGATTTCAGCCACTGCGATGCACGAGTGATCTCGGATTTGGTGATCCCCTTGGCCCCCGACGCCCGGATGATCTCCTTCAGCCGCTTCAGGTGAGCCTCGGTCTCGGTATCCGCGACATGCCGCTCGACCGCTTCCATCGTGCGCTGTGCATAGTGCCGCACGAAACTGATCGCCCACTCCGCCGCCGTGATCTCGATCTCGGGACTTGCTGGATCACGCCCCACCGCCACGATGAGGGCTAGCTTCAGGGCGTTCTCACCGATGCGGGCGAGGATGGCGGTGAAGGCCGTGCCGGCGGCGGCGCGCAACTCCTCCGTCATCTCAATGCTGAGTTGGCGAAACCGGGCCCGAGCCTCCTCAGTCATGGGCACGATCATCGGGTTCACAGCCGTATTCTGGTCAGCGGTCTTGCCGGTCAGATTGCCCTTCTTGCTCCCGCCGCCCGCCGCGATCAGCTGCAGCCCCTGGATCAGCGCAGGCGGGGCCTGACGGATGCCCACGGCGATGTTTTCGTCGGGGTAGTCCTCGTCGCTCGGCAGGATGAGGAAGCGCGCAAGCGAACCATCGACCACGTTCGCACCCTGCAGCGCGCCCCAGAAATGCAGCGGCGTCGTGGTGCCGTAAACGCAAAGGCAGGGCTGGTTGATGTCGCGCCGTTCGTTCGTGCCATCCCTGTTGGCGTATTCCGCGCCGAGGAAGATCCCGCCAGCCGAAGTGTAGAGCTCGGTCATGTTGTCGAGAATCTCAGTGATGTGGCGCGGGCTGCGCTTGCGGTCGGCCGCCGCGGACAGGAACATGCCGAACTCGTCGATCTGGAACAGGATCGCGGGCTGGCGATGCAGCGCGGTCAGAAGGCCGGCGCCGGAAGCGATCTTGTTGCCCCCGAGGTGATGGGCGAGCCCAGCCGCGAAGAAGGTCTCGTTGATGATCTCGCGGGCGTGGTTCTTGCCCGAGCCGCTGTCTGCGATGCCCACGACATAGAGGTTCGAGCGCAGATTGCTCTCTGTGCGGTAATTCCGCCCCATCAGGGCCCCAATGGCGCAGAGGCTGGCCCCCAGTGACAGCAGCGGCTGCGGACGCCGGGCGGTGGACAGCATGTAATCCGTCAGATCGCCGACCAGCCCGTCAGGGATGGCCAGTGAGAATGGCGGCCCGGCCGGGGGCGACGATGGAACGGCTGCCGTCACATCCAGCCTCGCCAGCAGACCCGCCGCCGGATGGTCTCCACCATCGGGCAGGCTGCCGTCCAGGCGAAGGTCAGGCTCAGGCTGCCAGCCGCGCTCCATGGCGAGATGGTAGATCGTGCCAGCCCCGATACGGTCCGGCTTGAAGCTGGCCCAGGCCTTCATCGTGGTCGCGGGCACATCCTTGGCCGCCTGCGCTGACCAGTCAGCAAAGAGATCAGCCCCGGCCTCGCCAAGCGCACCTTTCAGAGCCATGCCCACACGCATCCAGCTGTCGTAGTCGAGTTCAGCGTTGGGCAGCCAGGCCAGCGCCGCCTCGATTGCTGGCAATGTACCGATTTGACCGTGGCTGCGCGCGATGTCACCGGCTGGTGCACTGGACGCCAGCTCCCGCTGACGCAGCGTTTCCGGCAGAAGCGCATAGGCCTCATTCAGGAAAGCGGTGGCAGCTTCGGCCGTGATTTCCGGCAGATCGGTGATATCGATGTCCGCCAGCCCCTCCTCTGGCCAGGCATAGGGAGCGCCCGTGTCGGGGTGAATGGCATAGGCCACGAACTGCTGCCCGAGGCAGAGCACTTCCAGCGGATGGCGCTTGATGCCCCGGAACGGCTCGTTGGTGCGATAGACCAGCAGGCGTTTTGGCGCACGACCAATACGCAATGCGGGTGTATCACCGAGGCGTTCGCGGGCAAGTTTTTCAATCCGCAAGGCAAGGTCAGCGTCATCTTTGATGTCGATATCAACAGCGGCTACAGCGCCACCGACAATGCCCACACCGCAATCCGGCCAGCTGGCCCATGTAGCCACCTCGACCTCGGTGGTGCCGCGCTCGGCATGACGGTTCCATTCCGGATAATCCGCCCATGCCCCGCGCTGGAAGCGGCCGGGCTTCTTCGTGCCCGGGCCGATAGGCAAGACAGCATAGCCATTGGTGACGAGCCGCGCGCCGAAGCGCGCCATGAAGGATATGTCAGCCATCAGAAGGGCACCTCGGGGGTCATGGCGTCGAGGCGTTTGCGGTCCTTGGCCGCGAGCTCGCGCAGGTGGTCGCAATATCCGGTGACGACCGCATCGATGAAGCGGTCCCACTCGGTCTCGGTCAGGGTGGCGAGATCGGATTTTCCGATGCTCTCCAGATACTCGCCGCCCATCTGGCCGCCGACGGTCATGGCCTCGGCCTCGTTCGGGGTGGGGTCGATCATACCCTTCCTCCCATGGCAGATGTCCTGGCAGGTCCGGCTGCAGAGGTGCTTGCGGCTGGTGTCGCGCCGCGGGTCGGAGAGCCGATAGTGTGGGTTGAACCAACCAAACCCACGAGGTTGCCGGTGGCAGACGGCGCAGAGGCCGGGGTGGGATTGGAGCATGGATCGAACCTATAGCCGGAAACTTCGACATAGCGGCCCGAGGGACGGACCGAGATCGCACTGGGGCGCATAAGTCGCGCGGCCTGCAAAATGGCCTCATCTACGCTGAGTGGCACCGGGCAGCCCGGGGCGCGCTTGCGCCACCACTCAGCCGCCTTCTGACGCGCATAGCCCTGGTGCTCGATACAGACCCATTCGCTGTAGGACTTCAGCCCGCAGCTGTAGGTGACCTTCAGCGAGGGTAGCCCGCCAAGCTTGTCGTGGCGGCTGTAGGAGACGCCGTGCACGGGCAGCCATTGGACCTTCGGCGACAGGACTGGGAGCGTGGCCGCCGTCGGAGCGATCTTCACCTCGCGAGCCGGAAAGACGTAGCCGCAATCGGGGCATTCAGTTGCCGAGAGTGCGATGATGCTGTCGCATTCGGGGCAGACCTTGGTCGGGGCCTCGCCGCCACTGGCCTCGCCGGGCCGTCGGGGCCGCACCAGATCGATCGGCCCGTGGCGGCGGACATTGCCGGCAAAGTCGAGCACTAGGCAGTTTTCCTTGCCCGGCGCGAGGCGCGTGCCGCGGCCGACCATCTGCACATAGAGGCCGGCAGACTTGGTGGGACGCAGGAGCGCGATCAGATCGACACCCGGCGCATTAAAGCCGGTGGTCAGCACGCCCATCGAGGCCAGCGCACGGATTTCGCCGCGCTTGAAGGCAGCAATGATCGCGTCCCTCTCCTCCTTCGGCGTATCCCCGAAGATGGTACGGCAGATGATGCCCTGGCGGCCGAATTCCTCGGCCACATGACGCGCGTGCTCAACACCCGAACAGAAAGCCAGCCAGGATTTCCGGTCACGGCCGTGCTCGATGATCTCGGTGACGGCGGCCCGCGTAATGGCCTCCTGATCGACGGCAGCAGCCAGATCACGCTGGATGAAATCGCCCGCGCGGGTGCCGACCTTCGAGACATCCAGCCGGGTGGCGGGCTGTTTCGATATGAGCGGGCTCAGATAACCGGCGTCGATCAGATCGCGCACCGGCGCCTCGAACGCGATGTCCGTGAAGAGCGCGTTCTTGCCCTCATGCAGCATGCCGCTGTCCAAGCGGAACGGCGTGGCGGTCAGCCCGATCACCTTGAGCGCCGGGTTGATCCGGGCCAGCCCGTCCAGAAACCGGCGATACATGGTGCTGGTGTCGCCGGGAATGAGGTGCGCTTCGTCGATCAGCACAAGGTCGGCATGGCCCACCTCCTGTGCGCGGCGGTGGATCGATTGGATGCCCGCGAACAGAATGCGGGCCTGTGCCTCGCGCTTGCCGAGACCCGCCGAATAAATGCCTGCCGGGGCCTCGGGCCACAGGCCGATCATCTCGGCATGGTTCTGCGCGATCAATTCCCGGACATGGGTCACGATCAGGATGCGTTGGTCGGGCCAGACTTTCAGCACGCCCTCGATGAAGGCTGCCATGACGAGGGACTTGCCTCCGGCGGTCGGGATCACCACCAGCGGGTTGCCCTTTTTCTTCTGAAAATAGCCGTAGATCGATGTGATCGCAGCCTGTTGATAGGGGCGCAAGGTCAGCATGGCGCGGCCTCTTTGTTGCGGGCATCGTTTGCCCAGGTCGAGCCATCGGCCATGCGGTAGGTGACGACATCGTCGCCCGCATCGATGACCTCGCCAGGAACGAGATCGGGGATGAAAAGATGGCGGTTGCAGGCGGCGCGCTGTTCGATCGCTGTCAGCATCCGGTCGTGACGGGCGCAGTGCCAGCCACCCTCAACAGGCGTCGCGTGCAGGCAGGACCGGCAGGTCGCGGCCGCCCCACCACCCTCGTGACAGGCAGCGTGGTGATCGCAGAACCGACATTCGAACCAGGCCGGGTCCTGGCTGATCCGCGCGGGCGGATGCTGGGCGAAGATGATGCGCCCGGCCTTTTCCAGAAGACGCTCGGCCATGGCGCGGTCCGCCTCGATGCGCTCGACATGCAGCGCGTCGGTGTCCTTGCAGACCGCGACGTAGAGGGCGCGCGTGATGCCCGTCAGGTGCATGTAGATCTGCATCTGTGCGGCGTGCTGGGGCTTCGCCAGAACGACGCCCTTGGAGGTCAGTTCGGTGAAGCTCTTGACCCCATGGGTCTTGAACTCCAGCACATGCCAGGTTTTCGGCGCCTCGAGGATACCGATGGCCACGCCATCCAGCGAGCCCCCGAAATGGCCGCCATGGGCCTCGACGCGGAACTGGCGGCCGGTTTCCGGATCAACCTCAAGCACCGTTGCGCCAGTGGCGCGCAGGTTGCGTACAAGGCGGTCCTCTTCCAGCTGGCCGGTCTCGAAGAGGCGCAGCAGGCGGCCGGAATGGCGCGCGGGCGTGACCCAGCGGAAATCATACCAGAGCGCGCGTGCGCAGGATTTGCCGATGATAGAGGCGCCGAGGTGATCGCGGAACCCATCGCCCTGGCGGGCCTCATAATCGGCATAGATCGCCTTCAGCGTCGGCGTGGGGACTTCGGGAAGCTCGGCCATCACAGACCCTCCCGTTCACTGCGTGCCTGAGCCTCGGCCAGAATGCCGCTCCAGGTCTCGGGGTCGTGGCGCTCGCGCAGAACACCGATCAGCGCGTCCTTCAGCTTTTCGCGGCGGCGGCGACCGGTGCCCTGTGCCAAGAGTTCTGCCCGTTCGCGGCTCAGATGCCGCAGTGCCGTGCGGGCCCGGTGGAACCAGTCCGGGTCTATGGGTTTCTGGCCCCGCTGCCGGGCCAGATCGGCCGTCGCGATCTGGGTCCGGATCTTGGCAATGGCGTCGTCGAGTTCGATCAACCGGCGCTGATCATCAGGCAAGCCGGGGCTGATCACGGCCACGGGGGCCGCGTTGGTCATGTCGGTCATGGACGTATCCTCAGATGGGGTTGGGCGCCGCCCCGGCTGTCACCAGGTCAGGGCGGCGCCGGGTCTCAGCCCTTCTTGTTCCAGGGCGCAGACGCCATCTTGGGCGGGGCCGCAGGTGTGGCGGGCGCAGCGGATACAGGCTTGGCTGCACGGGCCGATACGCCGCGGTCGGGCGGCAGATAGGCGATGGCATTGCTCTCGCCGTAGCCGTTCTTCGGCGGCTTGATCTTCACCTGGATCGTCATCGGGATCAGGTGCAGCTCCTCGCTGTCGCTGACATGCATCTTGCCCGTCGCGTGACAGATCGCCGAGAGCGTGCGCTGCGCGATTTCCACGGTGGTCGGGTTCGGGTTCACGAGGTTCAGCTGGTCGAAGATCTTGCGACCCTTCTGCTCGCCCTCGAGGATGTCGAGCATCAGCCAGAGGAACTGGCCCATGCCGTTCTTGGTGACGCGCATCTCGCTCTCGACGATCTGGGCGCGGTATTTGCCAGCGGGCAGCAGCTCGTAGGCGGTGGTGGGCTCGACGCTGGTGGCGTCGAAGGACGTATCAAAACGTGCCATGGTCTTGTCCTTTCAAGGCAATCATTCGGATTGGGGCATGGCCGCCATGAACTCTGCCCAGCTGAGGGGCAGCGTGTCCGGCAGGCCGTAACGGTTCTTGGCGAGGAAGGCCGGGCGCTCTTCGGTGTGCATGACGCGCGCACCAGACCCGAGCGCCCGGGTCACCTTCTTGTTGAAGCCGACATCGGATTTGGCGACCGAGATCTGATAGTTGGCGAAGAGCACGACGTCCGAATGCTCCTGCAGCAGCGCCGAGGCGCGGGCCTGCAACTTGATCACGTACCGGTCGTAGGGCTCGTGTTCCGGGCTGTCGAAGCGCTTGATGTCGGTATGGGCGATCTGAATGACCGCCATGCCCTTCTGGTCCCGCAGCGCATTCAGCTTGTCGAGATATTCGCGCCAGACATTCAGCGCCTCGCCATAGCCTTTGCCGAAGCCAGGCGTCTCGATGGAAGCCCAGCCGTTGCGCAGGCAGGCCTCGGCCCAGATCAGCGGCTCCAGCCAGTCGACGCTGTCGATGACCACCGTGCCGAAGTCGTGGTCCTCGAGCAGGAGCGCATCCAGGGCACCGGCAACCTCCGCATAGCTCGTCGCCAGCGGAAAATGCGGGACCTGCAGCTTGCCCAGCCCATCCTCGGTCATGATGAACACCGGCCGGCCTGCATCGGCCGCGAAGGTGGATTTGCCGACCCCCGCCACACCGTGGATCAGGATGCGTGGCGGCGTCAGCGCCGAGGTCATGCGCAGGGACGCTAGAGAAATGGCCATCAGCGCACCTCCTCGTTCAACACCAGACGGAACTTGGGCTTACCGGTCCGGACCGTGCGCGCGGGTTCAAACCCCTTGCGCCAGCTTTCCGGCAGGGCACCGTATTTGCGTTCGGAGACCGACAGCTTCGTGTCGATGAACTCGGCCGGGTCTTCGCCAGCGGTTGCGATGTTTGCAGCGATCTGGGCGAGCTTGGTCTGGTCCCAGTCGATGCGCTTGGGCAGTTCGGCGATCACGGTCACGCCGTCATCCTCGAACCGGATCGTCCCAGTGTCCTTGCCAGCCTCGTGGCGGAAATCCCTGGCGCGATCGGCGTATTTCAGGGAGATGGCCCCATCGAGCCAATCCGAGAGCGATTTCGCCTGCGTCAGCTGGTCCTCCGCCATCCCTTTCAGCAGGGCGAGCTGGTCGGCGGGCAGCGCCGCGATCTGGCCTACCGGCATGCGGGGAATGTCGGCGAGGGTGATGTGATTGGAGATCGTCATGTTATCCCCCCCTCACGCCGACATCGGACGATGGGGTTCGTGATCCGCGCCGCGGATCTGCTCGACCTCGAAGGCCTCGACATCCTCCAGCCGATAGATCACCCGGCCGCCGAGCTTGATGAATTTCGGGCCTTCACCCGTCCACCGCCAACGCTCCAGCGTGCGGTGTGAAATGTTCCAGCGAGCCGCCAGCTCGATCTGGGAAAGGTGCCTGGTCGCCATGTGAACCTCCTTGGGATTTCTGCGAACACTTGCGGGATCAACATGGCGGAGGGCGTGGGAGGGCTTAGGGAGGCGAAAGGGGTGCGTTCGGGGAGGAATTGATTTCGTCAGAAAAATCTTCTATGTTTCTGACAAGAAAAGGCCTACGAGGACCGCTCAGATGACTGGTATTTCTGATAGAATCATGAAGCGCCTTCGTTCGAAGGGACGCGGGAAGTGGGTTTGCACCCCCAAGGACTTCCTCGACCTCGGTAGCCGTGCGGCTATCGACCAAGCGTTGTCGCGCCTGGCAAAGAGTGGTGATCTGCGTCGTGTCGGCCGTGGGCTTTACGATCTTCCCCGCACCAGCGGCGTCCTGAAGCGGCCTGCACCGGTCGACATGGACAAGGCGGTTGCAGCCCTCGCGCGGCGCGACAGTGTTCGCATTATGCCCGATGGCATCGCCGCAGCGAACCAGCTGGGCCTGACCAATGCTGTCCCCGCGAAGACGAGCTATGTGACGGACGGGGCGACGCGGGACGTGAAGATCGGCAATCGGACTGTGCGGCTGCGGCATGCAGGTCCGAGTGTGATGGCATGGGCGGGAAAAACCTCCGCGCCAGTCGCGCAGGCGCTGCGCTGGCTCGGACCGCAAGCCGCGTTGGACACACGGGTTGCGACCACGCTCAAGCGCAAGCTGCCAGATGCCGTGAAAAAGGATCTCGTTCGTAACAGCGGTAGCCTGCCGAGCTGGGCAGCGCCCATCGCGCATAGCCTTGTCGACCCGCAGATCGCCACACCATGAGCGAGAGCTATACGCGGTTCCTCGCGCTTTCATCTCGTGACCAGAAGGACGTATTCGAGGCGGCTGCTGACCGCCTCGACACGCTTCCGAGCTATGTCGAGAAGGATTTTTGGGTCTGCTTCGTGCTGGACGCGCTCTACAAACGCTTGCCTGACGGCCACCCGCAACTCCTGTTCAAGGGCGGGACGGCGTTATCCAAGGCCTATGGGCTCATCCGCCGCTTCTCGGAGGACATCGATCTTGTCGTTTACCGGGATGGTCTCGGCTTCGCGGCCGAGCGCGACCCGACGAACCCCGAGGGTATTTCGAACAAGAAGCGCAAGGCGCTGTTCGATGACCTGAAGAACGCCTGCAGCTCCTACATTCGGGGTGATCTGGCTGACGCGCTGAAGCCGCTGCTCGACGCGCGTTGCAGCATCGCGCCCGACGATGAGGACGGCGATCAGCAAACTCTGCTGATCGAGTACCCGACGCTCTATCCAAGCACCGAAATCTCCTACGTCCTGCCACGCGTGAAACTCGAAGCGGGCGCGCGCTCTGCGCTCGATCCCAACGCCACCGCCAGCGTGACGCCCTATATCGCAGAGGAACTTACCGACGGATGGTCATTCGCAGTCGACAACGTCCATGTCATCGCCCCGCAGCGCACCTACCTAGAGAAACTTCTGATTTTGCACGGCGCGTTCTGCGGTCATCGTGACGAAGGACGTGTGCCCGCCGACAGCGACAGGATTTCACGCCACTACTATGACGTCGCCATGATCACCGGCACGGAGATTGGGCGCTCTGCCCTGGCCGACGACGGTCTGCTTGCGGCCGTGCGCGAACACAATCTCATCGCTTTCAGGCAGGCATGGAAGAAATTCGAAGAGGCCACGCCAGGCTCGATCTGCGTCGTGCCGACCGCCGAGTTGCGCGCGGCGATCGAGGAGGACTATGCGGCGATGCAGGGCATGATGCTCGGCGAGGCTCCGCCTTTCGACTGGATCATGGAACAACTTCAGGTCGCCGAGGACGCAATCAATCGGCGTTAGGACTATCGGACTCCAGAAGTTCCCTGATGCGAAGCCGACAGGATCCCCCCATCGTCTCGATCAGATCGCGCCAATCAGGGTGGCCCTTGAATATGTCCCGCATGCGGCTCGAGACATCGTATTCGAGATCGGCAAACATGACTTCGGTGCTGACGCTCTCCTCGCCATCGTCCCATGCGTTGAAAAGGTACTCGACAATTTGCCGCCTCTTGTCGCCACCGAACTTGAATTCCCGTTCTCCCACCCAGAGATGACGGAACCCAGCGGCGTGGCGCACGGGATCGCCTGCATGGGTCGCCGCGCCGGCCTTCAGCTGGGCGGCAAGATACGTTGGTTCGATGACTAGCGCTGCACCGCTAATTTCCAGATCTCCCAGCGCGATGAACTGATGCCGGGACAGGTCCGCCTCAGCGAGACCACGGGTTGCCGAGGTGGTCACCACCACCCTGAAATCTGCGGGCGGACGCCCCCCGAGGTAGTTGACGACCTGCTGCCACGTCCCACGATCCGTCAGCCGTCTCGCATACCAGATTGGGACACGGGCACCGCGCCTGGGCAGTCTGACATCGCCCAACTCCCATAGAAGGCCCGGAATGCGTTCTGCCGGGCGGGCGGAGCTAGGCAGGTCAAGGCGAGATGTCAGTCGGCCGAGGAACGCATTGGCATCGAAGCGGAAAACCTGAAGGCGTTCGCTATCGACGGTCACCCATCCCGCTGCCGGGCTGAAGTACCCGTAAGCGCGTTGCTCTGGCGACCATTCCAGATTTACTGGCTCGTCGTCATGGTCAACCAGAGAGGTGGCAACCGGGACCGGCGCGTCAGGCACCAAGAGACCAGCGCCGATCAAAGGGGTGGCGCTGGACGCGTGACAGTCGTGAAGGACGGCCCCGGCGATGCGCGCGCTTTTCGTCTCGACGATGCTGACGAAAAGCCGAGCAGACCGCTCGTCAATCATCAATGAGGATCGGGTCATCGAGCACAACTCCCCACCGGCGCAGATACTTCTCGCCGATCAACTGCTCTTCTTCCGTCTGATCCTTCAGATTGCAGCCATGCGGCATGGTGATGGTCAGGGGCAGCGTGCGACCACGCCGTGCACCGGGCTTGGGCTGGAACTTGATCACGAGCTTCGCCTGCGTCGCCACCCAGCCGCCGGTGAGGGGGTTGTCGGGGCCAAGCCGAGCCTCCGCCATTGCCCAGATGTCGCGTTCCGCCTTGCTCATCGCCTCAA